GCTATAAGCATTATATACCAGATAACGTAGGTGGCCCAAGAAGCCCAAGTAATCCACCTATGCCACCAAATACGAGGGTTATACTTAATCCACCTAAGCCACCAGGCCTCCCACCCATCTCAAATGATCCGCGTCCACGTGTTCAGCCTACACCTACGCCTCGACCTAAGCCTGGCGTTCCGACTCCACCAGATGGGTATGAGCCACCGCGTCGACCTGAGCCTGAGCCACCTCGTCCAGTTGAACCGCGTCGACCTCCACAAGAGCCGATATACGATCCAAAGCCACCGCGTCCTGAGCCAAAGCGTCCTAAGCCTGCGCCTCGCCCTGCACCCGCTAGGATTCCGACTAAGGTAAAGGCTTCTACTACGCCTAAAACTAGACCTAAGACGGGACGGGCAAAGGTTAGAGGGATCACAAGCATAAGCGCGCTGGATGATAAGAATCGTAAATCATATCGCAAGCTATAGGACGCTCTATCTAATAACCGCGTAGGTTAAGCGCAAGGTACTAGCTAACAGTGCCTATGTGTGTGGCGCATATTTCTAAAGGGTTTCATCATGGGTAACGGCAGTAGCAAGTATTTTAAAAGCACCACTAAAACTAAAACTAAGCACATCAACAAAAACGGTGGTCGAGCAGGCGGCGGAGGCGTTGGTAGTGCAGCAGCTAGGGTTGCAGTTAGACAGGCCAAAAATAGGGCAGCAATAGCGGCAGCTACTAAGCGAAGTTCTAAGAAGGATAAGGCAGCTAAAGCAACTGCAGGTAGTGTACATGAGCGTAATAGCGGCACTGGTGTAGTTAGTAGGCCTGCAACAGTTACTAAATCAACTGCCAAGACCACGCCAAACACTGATAACAAGATCACTAAGTCACCCATTCCTAGTAATAAAGTGAATCGTAGGCCTGCAACAGTTACTAAATCAACTGCCAAGACCACGCCAAACACTGATAACAAGATCACTAAGTCACCCATTCCTAGTAATAAAGTGAATCGTGATCCACGGGGCGCTACTAAATCCGCATGGCAAATAAATGCAGATAAGGAGTGGAATAATTCAGTAGCTAAGGCTAAGGCAACACCTAAGCCAGTAGTTAAAGCAGCAGTCGTAAAGAAAGCAGCAGCACCAATTAAAAGTGGCGTTGATGCAGGATTACTTAAAGGCGTTGCATCGGTTGCCAAAAAGAAAGCATCAATACTTTTACCTTCAACTGGTAAAGCATCGGTAACAGATGATGCAACAGCAACTACAAATGCAAAGAATTCAGCAACCACAGCAAAGACAACTGTTTCTGCTAATGGCGGAAGAGCAGGTAATGGTGGCGTAGGATCTGTAGCGGCTAAAGTATCTAAGCGAGCGGTTAAAGATAAAGCTGCAGTTGATGCAAACCGAAGTGATTTATACGACTCATCAAGCCGTGACAAGTTCATTAATGATAACAGTAAAGGCACTGATGCTTGGAAAGCTGACCTTAAAGCGACAGCAAAAGCTAACTCAGAAAAGAAAAATCCTAACTTATCCTATGGTAATGAAACTGTCGCTGAAAAAGATAAGTACAACCAGGCGTATTGGGCTAAACAAGTTGCAGACCCTAATGTCTCTCAAGCTGACATTAAAAAGAAAATGGATGCGGTTGGGATGAAGAAAGCCTACTCAGGCGCTCAAGTAGTCTCTAAGGGTAATAAGAAGACTGCAGACGATACAGTGAAACGTGTCACAGGTTCAGACGCTACAATTCAAAACGGTGGTGTAACAAGAGATTGGACTCGATCAGGATTGTTGGGCGAGAAAGTTAGGGGTGACTTCAAATGGAAGGATGGAACCCAAGTAACCACGATGGCTAATAACCCTGTTCTTGGTGGCACATTCAATGAAGTTACAGGTCGAATCGACGGTGGCACTCGCTTTGGTGATTACAACTCAACCACGTTTGCAGGTACAGGTAATTATACAGGCTCAATAGCTGGATCTAATGATAAGCGTAATGATAAGCGTCCAAACGAAGACGACATAATAGATGACTTACCTGAAGGTTCTGGTGAATCATCCACAGGTGATCTAATTGCTACTGCGAGTGTTAAGGGTGGTAATGATGGTTTAGGTGGGGATGCTGAGGTTGTAACACTAACAGCAGCGCAATCAACAACGCTAGATGACATTCTTACAAAGAAAGTTGATATAAAAACGCTGACCGTTGATGCGCTCACTACAGTTATTTCTTCGACCACCACTGTAGCTGAGGTTGATGAAATCATCGCAGTAACAAAAGACCCTGAAATTCTTAAATCACTCTACAAGCGCAGGCTAAGTCTATTGCGATTTGGTAGTACGCGAACACGACACGCTGGACTGCTCGATGAAGCTGACACTAAGAAATCACAAATGAGTATTCTCTAATGAATGTATCTCCAGAAGCCTTGCTAAAGCGGTATGAGCGATTAAAGTCAGACCGCGTTAATTGGGATCAAATGTGGGAAGAGTTAGCGACATACCTCATGCCTGGTAAAGCTGACTTCATCTCAACAAGCACTAAAGGTACGAAGCGAGCTGCACAGGTTTATGACTCCACTGCTATTCATGCACTGCAGATTCTATCAGCCTCACTTCATGGTTCATTGACTAGCCCCTCTACTAAGTGGTTTGGCTTACGATTCCGTGAAGATGAGTTGAATGAAGATAAAGACGCGAAGGATTGGTTAGAGAAATGCTCAAAAGGCATCTTCCAAGAGTTTGGTAAATCTAACTTCTCAACCGAGGTGGCTGAGGCTTACCAGGATATGGTGGGCTTCGGTACTGCCGCACTCCAGTTTGATGTAAAGAATAAAGAAGGTGGCTTTAATGGCTTTAATTTCAGAGCGTGTCACCTAGCAGAAGTAGTGATCTCTGAATCTGCAGAAGGTCGTATTGATACCGTCTTCCGTAAGTTGAAGTTAACTGCACGACAGGCTAACCAGAAGTTTGGTGATGCGTGTGGTGACAAGGCGATGAAAGCCTTAGAGAAAGATCCAGACCAAGAGTTTGAATACATTCAAGCGGTATTTCCTAGAGAGCTAAAGGGTGAGGTTGCAATGGTTGCACCACCTAGCCAGCGTCCTTGGGCTTGCTATTACATTAGCGTGATCGATAAGAAGATCTGTCAAGAGACAGGTTATTACGAATTACCCTTTATGGTTCCACGCTGGTCTAAGACGACAGGCGATGTGTATGGATTTGGCCCAGGCTGTGTTGCTCGTCCAGACATTAAGACATTGAATGAGGCCCGTAAGCTAGCCATGAAAGCGTGGGAGAAGTCGATTGATCCACCACTCAAAGCAATGCAGAACGGCATCTTAGGCAAGATCGATATGCGTCCATCTACTGTGACGTATGTGCGTGATATGAGCAATTTAGAGCCTATTGTTAACGCTACCAATTGGAATGCTGATCAATTAATGCTCACTGATGTTCGTGCATCTGTACGCCGCATCTTCTTCTCTGACCAACTAGAGTTGAATGAAGGGCCGCAAATGACTGCGACAGAGGTTCAGGTACGTTATGAGCTAATGCAGCGTTTACTAGGCCCAACCCTTGGTCGCCTACAGTCTGAGTTCTTAAACCCTATTGTTGAACGTGCTTTTTATTCCATGTTGCGTGGTCAAGCGTTACCACCAATGCCCGAAGTCTTACAAGAAGTGGGAGGTGATCTAGACATTGAGTATGTAGGCCCATTAGCACGATCTCAGAAGATGGATGAAGTCACAGGTATCCAACGCGCATTAGAAGGGATCATGCAACTGGCTCAAGTTAACCCAGAGGTATTGGACATTGTTGACGTAGATAAGGCAGGACGCACTATTGCAGATCGATTGGGCGCTCCTGCTGATATGTTACTTGGTGCAGAGCAAGTGGCTGAACTACGTCAAGCACGACAACAGCAGCAACAACAACAAATGGAAGCTGAGCAAACCCAGCAGGATATGGCAGGCGCACAGCAAATGGCAGACCTGGAGCAGACAGTAAATGGATCAACTCAGTAAGGATATAAAGGAATTATTCAGCACTAAAACTGGTCAGCGAATGTTGGCCAATATGAGTACGGCTTATGGTGATCGAATTTCGTTTACCAAAGACCCCTGCGAAACTGCCTTTAGAGAAGGGCAGCGGAGTATATACCTAGAAATAAAAAACGTAATGGAGAAACAAAATGAGTGAAGAATACGAAGCAGAAGCAGACGTATCAACCGAGTCATGGCATTCGGGTTTATCCGATGAATACCGTGGCAATGAGTCACTTAGTCAGATACCAGATCTAAATACATTAGCTAAATCCTACTTAGATGCACAGCAGTACGCTGGCGGCTCTATTCGCATACCAGGTGAAGATGCAAGCACAGATGATTGGAACGCATTCAACGCGAAGCTGACCGATAGAGTGCCTACGTTAATGAACCTCTCTAGTGATGAAGATGAGGCTCGTGATTCATTATTCTCACGCCTTGGTCGTCCAGACACAGTAGAGGGTTACAGAATTGCTGGTGCAGATCCTGATTTCCTGCAGTGGGCATTTGATAACGGTTTATCTAGCTCGCAAGTTCAGTCGTGGCAGGAGAATACATCAGAGCAGGGTGAGCAATCCGAGACTGATTATGATCTTGATATGCAAGAAGCTAACGACTTACTCAAGAAAGAGTGGGGCCATGCTTACGATACTAAGTTGTCTCAAGCTAAGAATGCAGTATTGGCCTATGCCGATGCCGAGACACAGCAATTCCTTCTTGATTCTGGTCTAGCCAACAACCCAGGCATGATCCGATTGATGGCTGGTATTGGTGCAACTCTCACTGAGGACGAATCAGCAGGGTTACAAAGTGGTAATAGTTTCAGCCTATCCCCAGGTGAAGCAATGGATCGTATTTCTGAGGTTCGCCGCAACACTGAACACCCATACAACGTAGCTAATCACCCTCAACACAGGGCCGAAGTAGAGAAGATGGAACGTCTTTACTCACAAGCCTATCCAGAAGCGGGTTAATCCTAATAACCGCGTAGAAAACACCGAACATCTAACTTAACAGGGTAGCTAATACTTAGTCCTGCTGGGTTAGATGGGCCGTTTCTCATCTCGTCAAAGCAAGCGTTATTGCCAGTTAAGAGTCCTGAAAAGGGTAGCTCAAAACGCCAATTCCAATTGCCTATTTCGGAGATAAGATCATGGCTAATACAATTTCAAAAGCATTCGTCCAGCAGTTTCAGGACAACTTAATTCATCTCGCACAACAGAAGGGTTCACGTTTACGCATGTGTGTAAATGAGCAGTCTGTAACGGGTGAGAAATTTAATTTTGAGCGTTTAGGTACTGTTGCTGCTGTCGCTAAGACTAGTCGTCACACCAACACACCTGTATTGGATGTTCCACACAGTCGCCGTACAGCGTCTATGTCTGATTATCACTGGGCTGACCTGATTGATAATGAAGATAAAGTCCGTATGTTGGTAACTCCTGAGTCGCATTACGCGAAGTCTGGTGCTAACTCTATGGCTCGCGCTATCGATGACTTGATCATCACCGCAGCTACTGGTGCAGCTACTGATGGTGACGGTACTTCTATCGCATTACCATCAGGCCAGAAGATCGCTCACGGTTCAGCAGGTCTAACCCTTGCCAAATTGATCACTGCTAAAGAGATCCTTGACGGCAATGATATTGATCCTGATGAAGAGCGTTATATGGTTCTTGGTTCTAAGCAGGTTTCTAACTTGTTGAACACCACAGAAGTTAAGAGTGCCGACTACAACTCAATTAAAGCCTTAGTACAAGGTGATATTGATACGTTTATGGGCTTTAAGTTCTTACGTTCTGAGCGTCTAGCTATAGCTTCTACTACCCGTACCTGTTTTGCATTCACAAAGTCTGCAATGGGTCTTGGTATTGGTTCTGATGTGAAGACTAAGATTGACGTTCGACCTGATAAGTCTTACGCGCACCAGGTGTACTTGTCTTTCGTAGCTGGCGCAACTCGCGTCCAAGACGAATGTGTTGTACAGGTTGATTGTACCGAGGCATAACCTTCGGCAGTCAGCAAACCAAGGGGCTGAAATATGCCCCTTTTTTTTAAGCAGAGGATGATATGGCCAGTGAAGTCTCAATATGTAACCGAGCATTAGCTCTTTTAGGGGCCAATACCATCACCTCTCTTACTGATGGTTCGACCGAAGCTAACGTATGTAATGCTGTCTACGCCGATGCGCGTGATGCTGTACTACGAGCTTTCCCATGGTCATGTGCCATTCAGCGGGTAACTTTAGCCCAACTATCAACAGCACCTATATGGGGTTATGACAAGGCTTACAGCCTACCTAACGACCCGTATTGTCTTGCTGTACTCGATTTAAAAGAAGACTCTCAATACCGCATTGAGGGACGCACTCTAACGTGCAATACAGATACAGCGACCATTAGATATGTCGCACGAATTACTGACCCTGGCCAGTTCGACCCTACGCTTGTCTTTGCACTAGCCTGTCGTATTGGTGCAGAAGTCTCCTACGCCCTCACTCAGAACCGTTCACTATCCAACGATATGTGGTCAATGGCCGATAAGACCATGAATGACGCCGCAATGTACGATGGTGCAGAAGTAGGGCAAGAGGACATTACAGCGACACAGCTTGAGAGTGTTCGCGCATGAGACTGAACCCGATTGTTAACAGCTTTTCATCTGGAGAGTTGTCACCACGATTAATGGGCCGTACTGATTCCCCCAAGTACGCGTCTGGCTGTGAGAAGATGGAAAACTTCATCGCCTTACCTCACGGTGGAGCTAAACGTCGTGGTGGCACTCGCTTCATTAACGAAGTAAAGGACTCAACAAAAACAACACGCTTGATTCCTTTTGAGTTTAGTGTAGATCAAACCTATGTTTTAGAGTTTGGTAATAACTACATTCGCTTCTATACCAATGGTGGGCAAGTGCAGTCTGGTGGCTCAACCTATGAGATCACCACAACCTTCGCTCACACCGAAGTTAACGAACTACAGTTTGCTCAGAATGCAGACGTTATGTGGATCGTTCACCCTAATCACAAACCTAGAAAGCTGACTCGCCTTGGCCATGATAACTGGACCATTGCAGATGAAGCATTTAAGAAAGGCCCATTCCTACCTGTTAACCAGGATGAAACACTCAGTATTTCCTTTGCTAGTATCACTGACGCAACTCAGAACATCACCGCTAGTGCTGCTTTGTTTGACGCTAGTCATGTTGGTGCTGATTTCCTCATAGATACCATCCCTACTGTGGATACAGGTGAAGTGGTTTGGGTGCGCGTGAATAGCGTTGCATCAAGCACTGTTGCCAATGTGACAATTAAAGACTTGGGCTATATGCCACAGGACACTAATCCCACTAACTTATGGCAAGAGGGTGCATTTACTTCGGTAAAAGGCTACCCATCTGCAGTTGTGTTCTATGAGCAGCGTCTATGGTATGCAGGCACAACCTCTAAGCCTCAAACTATGTGGGCGAGTAAGACGGGCCAGTATGAAAACTTTAACCCAGGCGCTACAGCCTCAGACGGTTTAAGTTATGCCATTGCGAGTGACCGAGTAAACAACATCAAATGGATGGCTGCACAACGTGTACTGATTATCGGTACATCTGGCGGTGAGTTCCGAGTCACAGGTGGTAATGAATCTGCAGTAACGCCAACTAACGTGGACGTAAGACGACAGACTTCATACGGATCTAAGCTAGGCCATCCAGCCTATGTTGGCTCAGACGTATTCTTTATCCAACGAAGCGGCACACAAGTGCGTAACGTGGCCTACAAGTGGGAGTCTGACTCATTTCAATCAGATGATATTACCTTCTTAGCCGAACATATTACTGAGGGTGGATTAACTGCGCTTAGCTATAGCCATGTGCCTGATTCAATCTTACTTGCACTACGGACTGATGGCGTTCTTATCATGCTGACCTATGATCCAAGTCAAGAGGTTATTGGATGGCATAAGCACACCACTGATGGCGAGTTTAAGTCATTAGCTGTGATCTCAGAAGATGGGCCAGACCAGTTCTGGTTTGTAGTTGAGCGCACTATTGGTGGTGTCACAAAACGGTATATCGAGCTACACACACCAGACACCTACCTTGACTCAATGATCTCGTACTCAGGAGCGTCTACAAGCGCCGTGACGGGATTAGCTCACCTAGAAGGTAAGACGGTTCAGATTCTAGCAGATGGCGCTGTACACCCCGATATGGTCGTTACAAGCGGTGCACTCACTTTGAATTATGCAGCCACTGATATAAAGGTTGGCTTGAAATACATCTCTAAACTGACACCGACTCGCCCTGGCGCTAACGCAGGCGCAGGAACAACACTGGGTAAGTTCAAACGGTGGAATGAAATATTCGTCCGTCTTGATAAGTCTGCTATTCCAACCATCAATGGACAGCGGCCACCAGTACGATCACCTGGCACTAACTTTGGTGACGAAGAGCCTGTGGTATCAGAAGACATTAACGTGCGTAATTTAGGCTATGACAGAGATGGCCGAATTATTATTGAACAAGATTTACCCTTAGCTTGCCACATCGTTTCGCTGTTCGGCACATTAAGCGTAGGAGATTGATATGAGTATTATGACAATCCTGTCAGTTCTAGGCATGGCCACACAGTATAACGCCTCGCAAGAAGCTGCAGAACAAATGCGTATTGCAGGCGAAAAGAATGCACAGCTCGCTGAGTTGGAAACCGAAGAACGGATCAAAAGATCGCGTTATCAATACGACCAGGAGCAAGGCCAGCGAGTAGTTGCATATGCCAAAGCAGGCGTTGATATAACCAGTGGATCAAGTTTAGCGGTGATGGCAGAAGCCTCTAATGTAGCAGAGCGTGAGATGAGCTTTACAGCAGAGCAGGGTAAACGTACTGCAGACGCTAGACGCGCAGGAGCCTCAGCACAAGCCAATTCAATGAGTAGTCAAGGTAATAGTTTATTGATTAGCAATGTTGGAAAACTTGGAAACGATAATAATTGGTGGGGGATCGGTTCGTGAAAATACCAGGCATTAATCAAACAGGCGTACCAGGTGCGGAGCAATTAAGCCTTGGTGCAATATCATCTGCTGCTCAAGCAAAGATGCGTACCAGCCAAGCGTTAAGTAAAGTGGTTAATGACTACCAGACTAAGGTTGTGAAAGCTGAGACTGATGAAGAGTACAGTCGTTTATCTAACGGATTCTCACGCGACACAAGCGCAGCAAAAGATGAGATCTATAACCAAGACAGGGTAGATGAGAATGGAGCGCCTACTCATAGCACCATGCTAGAACAATACCAAGCGGCTCACGACAAGATTGCCAAAGATTATAACGGGCGAGTTAAATTTAACCCTAACAAGGGCGCATTTACACGATACGCAGACTCAACTTTAACTAATAATACCAACGCAGTTAGGGGTGAAGTGGGTCGTAGAACGATTTCCCACCTCTCAGGCGCATACGAGCAGTCTAGGATCGACTTAATGCAAAGCCCTAATGGTATGTCAGAGTTTGCAGAAGCCCAGCAGAGAGCTTTAGAAGTGGGTTTAATTACGGCTGGCAAAATGGCAACTGATTTTGATGCCTTTCAGCATGAGCATAACACGAACCGAATTATGAGTGAGTTCCAAGCCGAGCGAGACATGGGCCGTGGGCAAGAGTATTTAGATGGCATTGATCTGCCCCCCACATTTGATGAGGGTGAGCGACAGCAGATGGAAAACCGCATGAACGCTGAACTGCGTAACGACCAAGTTCTTGTAGATCGTGAGATTGCTAGGGTTGAGCGTGAGGCAAGAGAGCTAGAAGCCAAGACCATGAAAGCTGCCAGAAAAGGCAAGACTTTGCTAGAAAGTGGTCGCCCTATGACCGAAAGCCAACTTAGCCAAATTAATGACACCATTAGCCAGTTAACTGATCCAGAGAACATTGAGCAAATGGAGATTGCCCGTGATGTTTACGGCAACGTGCAGTCATTAATGAGCATGACTAGAGAGCAGCGCACTGACGCGCTAAACCAGACCTACGACCCTAATGCTGACTATCGTGGGTTTGTTATTCAAGAATCAACTAGAAGGGCTTACAGGGCCATTGAGCAATCTATAGCGGCTGATCCACACCAAGCATTCCTGATGTATGGCGGTGGTGAGCCAATGGAAAAAATCACAAAGGATAATATTGCTGAATCTTTAGCCACAGCGCAAGACAATCAAACCAAAGTATCAACGTGGATCGGTGAAGACGCGCCCCCAATGAGCCTGTCTCAGCTTAATGACTTAAAGAGAATTGGCGTACCAGCATTGGATGACATTCTTACAGCCTACGACAAAGAAGACGCAGCCGCATTACTGACCTTGCTTTATAAAGAAGACGCTGGCGAAATGGCAGTTGTTGGATCTTTGGCCCTCCAGAGCGATGGTGAGTCATCCTATAACGCATACCTAGCTGGGGCTTTTGCTCTAAACGCAAACCCTGACTATAAGTTAAGTGGCAAGCTTAGTTTAAACAAAGATACTCCCAGGTCTTTATTCTATGACGCAACTGCTGGCTTATTTGAAACAAGCAATACTAAAGCAGAGAAGTCGATGCAACTGGTGGCTGACACTATTTACATTGGATTAGCAGAGGCGGCTAACTTAACACCTGGAGATCCAGAGGGTGTAAATGCTGATTTGTATGAGCAAGCTATAAAGTTAGCGGTGGGCAATATTGTTGATTATGGTGACAACAAGATATTACTACCAAGCCGAAATATGACCCTACAACAGTTTGAATCAACTATTGATAATCTCAAAATAGAGCAGATAAACGAGATGGGTGGGTTTGCAGAGGCAGGATTGATGGGCCGTAATGGCAGACCTAGAACTGTCACGCCAGAATCAATGCTTACTAATCTTAAATCAGGTCAAGCAAAGTTAGTGCAACACTCAGAGTTTGGTCAATACCAAGTGTTTTTTGGTGGCCGTCCAGTAGAGAACGCAGCAGGCACAGTGTTTATTTTAGACCTCAGCGAGAAATAATATGCTCCTTTATAACGCCCAAGAACCCACTGATTTTGAGAGCTATCAAGAGCAGGGTGACGTTGGCACATTTGATGTAGGCAGCGCACAGATTGATACCTTTTTTAAAGAGGATTTTTCCAACTCGCGTGAACGCAACCTAGATGCAAAGCTATGGGAGGAGGTCTATAAGGTACACGATCTAGCTCCTGAAATGTTCGGCCCAAAGTCTGTACCACAGACAAACCCAAACGCACCTAAGATTTTGCAACAAGCGTGGGATGACACTGCTCAAGCTGAAAACGCTGCTCGTTTATCTGATTGGGAGTCAATGATTGAGCCAAACTTAGAGGCACTAAAGTCTAGGTTTCCAGAGGCAAACATTCGCAATCGTGATGAGATTGACGCAGACATTGCCTCCGAAGCTAAGGTTCTGCGTGATAAGTTTGAAAAGACCTATTCCTATGCTGACCCGTATGCTGCATTCTTTGGCACATTAGGTGGTGCTGCTGTTGCTTCAATGGCAGACCCTATTAACATTATGACCTTGCCTCTAGGCGCTGGACGAGTAGCAGGCGCTAGTTTTATTAAAGGCTTAGGTATTGTTGCAGCGCGAAGTTTTGGTATTGGAGTAGCGACAGAGGCGGCACTTCAGCCATTTGTTTACGACTACAAAAAAGAGATTGAGTCGCCCTATGACCTGCAAGATGCCTTATTTAACATGGCGGCTGCTGGGGTAGGCAATGGCTTATTAAATGGAGCAGGCCATTCTATTGTTAAAGGATGGGCTAAGTACAGAGGCAAGATTGATGAAACGCCTGATAGTTATGAGAAAAGACGAAACATAAGAGAGCTAAACGAAGCTTTTAAAGCACTAGAAGAGATGCAAAACTTTGCTGACGAGACAGGTGCTAAGACTGTAGGTGAGTTAGAGATCCATCTTAAAGCTTTAAACACTGCGATGGCTGACATAGAAGCTGGTCGGCAAGTTGACTATGACTCTTTGGGTAAAACGATTGAGGCTGAGTATTTAGAAGGGTTTGATCTTGAAGTCGATGGCGCTAGA